TCGATTGCCGTCACTTTGGATCCTGTGATGTTGTATTTATTATTCTCGAATTCTAAAAGCTCGTATTCCATGTCAAGCCATAAGAACGCCTGATCAACCATGTTGACTTCGTCCTCCGCTTTCTGCAATACGTCTGACAGACTTTGGCTATACTCGTTGACGTCCTTAAAGAACGTCTCAGCATGATTTCGCTGCGCTTGGTCAGGCTCTCGCGTACTTCCTTTACACTTATCGCAAGTCTCCGTTTTATTCTCGAACTCTTCGCCACAGACAATACATTTAGATGCAAATTTCGGGATCCACTCCAACCCGTTTTTAAAGATCGTCTCACGCAGCACGATCCGCGCATTCACGATGCTCGGCGTGTTGCGACAGATATATCGAAGCTGAGGGAATCTATATTTCTCGTATTCTTTTACGATCTCATCAACGGTTTTCTGCGTTGGCTTCAGCTTCTCCCAAATCTTCTCCCAATCGAATACTTGCCTCTTTCGCAGAAACAGATTAGACGGCCACATAAATATAGATTGTGCCTGCTCACATAAATACTTATCAGTTTATAGCAGGGCATGATAAGGTGATGATTGTTGTTTATGGATTAACGTTCTTCATACTTCTTTAATCATCTTGATTCTATTATATCGCTGATTTTGATTTTCCGAAGTTCTCCAGCACATGGGTATCCATGATCTATGACCACTGGAATTATAGGTTCATCATCACGATATTCCTGTCGGTTAGCATCATGTGCAATTGATATTTCGCCCCATTTCTCTTCACCGTCCCTATCCTTAAACTTATATAAAGATCCCATTTCACTCTTCACTCCTTCCACCCTTTCTTTCTTCTTCCAGTCTTCCTACTCTATCTTCCAAGTCCGCCAACCATTCAAGTATGCTTCCATATTTTGGCTTTTGCTTTTCTTTACTCATCCTTTCTCCCTCACATCCAAACTTAATCTCCACAGTATAGCATCATACGACTCTCCCTTCTTTCCTTTCTTCTTCAACCTATCTCGCGTAGTCTTCCTTATTGAGATAGTCGTCCATTCATCGCTGTTTCGCATCGCTTTTCTCCTCCTCTTTTTCTTATCAGTCTATATTATATATTGTTATAAGGGTATATAAAGGTTATGGCTTTCTTTTAAAAAGAAAGGTTTCTGAAATATCAAAAGTGTTACGAAATGCGGTGAAACGTTTTTTCCGCAGAGTTAGCTTGTGATTTTGTATGCTGTAAGTAACACGAAGATTATAAATAACGCCCTTATCGGAACGCAGCCGCGAGCCCGCCAAAATAGGTTATCACGCCCTGCTGTTTCGCATGCGTGTATATCGCGTACCGCAAGTCATCCATCAGATGGTCCTGAAACTTCACCGGCTCGTCGAGGACATTGCCGTTCTTGTCCTCCTTGTACGCATACCCGCGCAGCTCCATTATCAGGTTCGCGCTGCTCTCATCCACTTTGAATTTCTGCCGCTTGACGTAATCGATACCGTCCTTCACGCTTTTGTCCGCCGGATGGATGTCGAACCCTTCACGGATAATCTCCTGGATGCGTGCAGGCTCCGCGCTGTCTGCATATATGGTTTTTTCTTTTGGCACATTATCGATGAGAAAAGCGATTAGATCCTGGTTCGTCATGCCTTTCTGATACAGCCGCTCACGGCACGAATATTCAGCGTCCTTTATGCCGATCTCCAGTAATGCAGTCGGATTATTATAGCTGAAATCAAGCCCGTAAATTACTTCGTCCCATTGCATATCCTCTGACCATGGCTGAATCGTATAATTAGAATACACGCGGTTCTTCAGCTCGCCGAAGATGCCAAGCGTATAAATTTTATAGTAATTCTCATCCTGCTCTTTTAAAGACTCCAACTCCTCAACATATTCTAACGGCAAAAACCGGACGTTATCAAGATACGTAGTGTGCATCGCTACTATCCGGTCACCTTCGTATATTCTTGAATCCGGGATCTGTTGCGTATGCTGCAACAGCTCGGTGTTCACCCACGAGAACGCATCCACGGGATTGAACGATAAGTAAATCTGATTGTGCAGCTCATTCTCGCGCCGCGCCCGGAGCTTGATCTGCAAGAATTCGTTATGCGTGAATTCCGTCGCCTCCTCCAGATAAGCATAGTTAATGTTCACGCTCTTCTTCTTCTGCTCTTCATCCAAGCCGCGGCACCACATGATATTTCCGTTCAGCTTGATTGTCATGTCCGTCCGGTTCACGTAGTACGGCAGCTTATACTCATCTAAAAGGTCTTGGATCATCTGAAACGTCGAGATGCGTAACGAAGGGCTGGTCTTCCTCAATACAAGGAATCGTTTATCTTTCTCTGTGAGCATGCGCATGATAAGGTCCTGGCAGATCGATACGGACTTACCGCTACCTGCACCGCCATACTGGATGACAATAAACTTCTCGCGGTTGCTCTGGTAGAACATATGGAACTTCGGATTGAATGGATATTTACCAGTTGATAGTTGCATAGCTTAATCTTTTTTATCACGCAACCTACTTGCGTCTACGTACTCGACTTTGAATACGAGATCACCATCCAGCTCTGCTTTCAGTTCATGCTTCTCTGCCCAGTCGAATACGAGTTTGAAGAATAACTTGGCTGCACGTTCATCGCCCATCATTGCCTTGTCACGCAAGCCGATGAGCACATCATTCCCGAAAATCTTGAATGGTTCTACTAAATCGCTGAGTTTAATTTGCCGTAGATGTTTGTTCACAGTTTCACGTGTTAAACCTACTATTTTGGCAACTTCTTCCTGTGCGGGCATCCGTTTCTCGTTCTTCAGTATCTCGATAAAAGCGTTCTTTATTTTTAGATCATTCCCGATGTATCGTTTATTGCGCATGTGAACTTTTGTGAAGATTGCCATCTCATATTATAATATATCACGATCTGATAAATAGCTTTCTCGCTGATTCCTATACGCCTCACGCACGTTCTCGATGCAACACATAGTCTCTACTATTAACCTGCTCGGAAAATTCGATTGTAGCGCATATTTGGAGTTCGGGTTCATTTTATGAGTAAAAGAAAGTCGTCGAGCCGCAATGTCACTAATTCCCCGTGCCGGCTCTTCTCGTGCGTCACCAGCACCGGAATCTTATACTCTTTCTTCGCCTGCTTTTCCGCATCATAAAAAAACGAATGGAGCGCGAACTTAGCCCGCAGCTTGATCTCGATATAGAGATTCGGATTGCTGATACAATTGATGCAGTCCGCGCTCGTGCCGTGCTGGCTGTTGCTTCCGCTCAAAGGTGTCCGTCTGCCGCCAAACTTCGCGCATACTCGTTCCTCTAATTTCTGCCAGGTGCGTTTATCAGTCATTTTTCACCTCTTATTATTTCTTCTTTTTTCTCTTCCTCTTCCGTCTCCTTTTCAAACACGTCACGGGACTTAAATTCAAGCGCATCGAGTTTGCGAAAATCCATCATAAGGTAGCCAGTCGAATTAGGGACAACAATCTCTTTACCCGTCTTATCATATCTTATTGTGAATGTCATCTTCGTATTTCCCACCACGCAGGTCCTAACGTCTTGGTATGTACCCGGTCTATACCCAACTTTTGCTGTAATACTTCTACCAGTGTTATAAGATCTTCTTCCGAGGGTTCTGGTAGATGATGCCCATGATTGTCGCGGCCTATAAAGACTTCCACCCCACCACCAATATACATCGCCATGTCAAGCATCTCGAAAACAGAGCAGACCATGATAGGTTCAAAAGTGAAGTAATAATTAAGCTCTGGTATCTTTTCAATCACCTTCATTAATCCGTGAAACCGCAAGGATGGAACGGGTGCTTTTGAATAGCACTGCGCGAGTTTGTCAATATTCGTCTCAACAGTCGTGCCGAGCCATATGTTCTTAGAAAACTCAAAATCCAAGAAGTAGATGGGATTCTTCGATTGCAGCATAACCCGCGTGTCCGGGAACTCAGCAAGGTGATCTAAGATACGCTGGAATATGTCTGGCGGTATGAATGATGGATCCCCTAAGCTCTCAACGAAGTAAGTCTTCCCTTTTTTGAATGTTTGCTTCATGCGCTCTTCATGGAAATGTGGCTTGAATGCACGACATAAAGGACACATACTTCTCGCATAAGTCTGTTTACCATAACAATAAGTACAGCCAAAGTCGCAACCTGGATGGTGATTCCGAGTCGGCAGGCGTTCTCCTTCTAAATCTGCGTACATTAAGGTCATCTGTTTTTCTCCTTTACCCAGACTTCAACATTCCCATGCTGTTCGGAATGCTCTTTCGTTCTCTCAAAACCTTTCTTTCTCAGGATTCCTTTCATTAATTTGGATGGGGTCGGCACTTTGATTCCGTAGCCTTTACTGAGGATTGTAGCGAATAGTTTTGAGAGGTGGTCTTTATTCTTCTCTCTGGATGCGATAATAGATATATATATGTACTCGCCTCTTTTCCAGAGATAACTACCTATTTGTGAACGATTGCCCTCCATGAATTTGTCGCTTGTGAATCCTAATTCTTTCCCTGCAACGGTATCAAGTTCTATTATGCCGTCTTTCATTTTATAACCCCCTGTCGTTTGAGTTCAAAGTAGCACGTAGCACATGCTCTTACATCATTTCTTGCATCGTGCGCGCCATCAAATGAAGTGCCAAAAAGAATAGTATATAACTCTTCTAACCGTGGCCATTTGTAGCCATAATAACCGGGCAGCTTACAGAACTCCGTTGTCTGCTTCATCGTGCATACTCGTTTAATTTCGACGAGTGGTTTTACTTCTAACTCTTCGCGTATCAGTTCGTTCTTTACGATTGCCACATCATAGGCAATATTGTGTGCGACTAAAAGCTCTGCGTGTTCTAATTGTGTCATGAAGTCTATAAGAGCTTCTTTTAGAGGGATGCCTTCCATTGCCATCTCGGTTGTTATGCCGTGTATTTTAGTGGACTCTTCTGGAATCTCGAACCCGTCTGGCTTAATTAAGGTGACATTACCACCTATCTCCTTTCCCTCATCAAAAAGGCCCCATGCTAACTGAACCATACGCGCGGTGTGTGGATCTTTGCCTGTAGTTTCTGTATCGAAAAATAGATAGTTCATTTCGACACCTCGACATGAAACTCAAACGCCCATCTGCTCCAGCCATCCCACTTCGGATTGAGTTCTCTAAATACTTTCTCGAATTCTTCGGGTGTGTAGCCGCCTTCTGCGAGTGCGTCCTTTGCTGAAATACATATTTCGGTTGCATATGAATACTTACGTCCAGATTCTGAGATACTTGATTTCGTGCCGTCTTCTTTCCATATCTTATCCATCACTATCCTTATATCTGGCTCTGCCTTCACGCCTCGTTTGCGTTGTACCGCGTAATCTTTACCTATCTGATAGATGCTTCTGTTCAGTCTGCGTGTATGCGTCTTTATGGTTCTGGCTGGGACACCGTCTCTATCCGCTATGGAGATATATAGCCCGTTTCGTATCATCTCGATATGGCCGTCTACTGAGAATATCATCGTTTATCCTCCTCTGGTGCTATCCTCGGTGCAAGCATATATGTTACTTTCCCCTTACCATACCACCCAATATTGAAATCAATTTTAATCGGATAGTCAGTTCTTAATGATAACTTTATCGTTTCCGTGTACATACCAGAGCACATCGCTGAAAGGTACTCTATTGAGTGGGAAGAACATACGTCTTCGGTAGATAGCTGCCCCAAAATCGCCTTTAGCGTGTCCCGTTCTCCTTTACCAAGCATATATATCTCTCCATCATTCACACCGATATTTACGAAATCCTCACAAACCAATTTTATAGACTGTATTGCTTCCCTAAACAGTTCCGTTCTAATATTTGCCTGGTTGATTATAAATGTTACCTCCGGACATCGCGGTTCTCTTCTAAGCGATGATAGATCAAATCCTGAAACAGAATAATCGAATATGTCAGATTTTAGTAATAAAGTTTTTTCGCGCAGTTCAAGTTCGACTATTCCCATTTTCCACGATTTGAGCATCCGTAATAAGTTAGCGAAATCAATGCCTATTTTTAGCTGTTCTTCAGAGGATTCAAATTCAAAGTTGTTGAAACTACTACGTGGTAACGTCAAATCAACCATTGCCACATTTGCAGGATCAAGAGCATTTACTTCCAATCCGTTTTCTGTGATAGTTAGTACCGCTTCATCAACTACTCCGACTATTGCCTCTGCACACTCTGTCAAGAATCCAACACTTGTTTTTATTTTTAACATTGTTTATCCTCCTCGATACATTGTTGCAGCCTTAAAACATCACGCGATTCTTCCTCTGATAGCATTACTTGTTCAACTTGCACGGCTTTTCGTATTCTACCTTTCTCTATCGGTCCTAAATGCACGATATGGTCGTTTTTGCAGCGAGTAACTGTGACATGTTCTGGGTCTTCTCCATTAGTGCCACAAACAGGGCAGGTCCATTTACCCCATTTTGTGTATTCTCTTACCATCTTCAGTACCTCCGATTCCTATCCCGCATCCGGTATCCGTGTTCGATTCCAGCAGAGATAGCTTGCGTTTTAAGTAACTCATTAAACTCTGCTTGTGTCATTTCATCTGTCTCGAATAGTAACATCAACCTCTCCTTTGTCTGCGTTATGAAGTATGTCATATCATCTATAATTTTACCGCGTTCGTCTTGGTCCGCTGCTTTTTCTGTGTCTGCTACCTTACCAGGGAACACCTCTTTCTCTGCTTCTCTTACACGATCTGCTTGCTCCTTTTCGTATCGTGCAGCTTCTATGTCGTCTGGAACATACTCTGCTTCTGATTCTCCCCGTGGCTGATGTCCATTAGTTGTTGTCAGCGGCGCGTTCTTCAGTTGTTCTTCGTACTCTGGGAGAAATATGTCTTTCGGGACATCCATCTTTGCTTCGTATTTCGGTGTCTGCTTTGAGAAGCCTGCCGGTATGTACGTTTCACCTTGATCGTTTCTCTTCAGTGCGCCTAAGCCCCACCACTCAGTCTTGATTTGATTAAACTCTGTGAACTGTACCTGTATTGCCTTATCTGATTTGTTTACTATTTTTCCGGTTATATGGTCCTCTGGAATCTGAAGATCACCGTCACGGATTTGATAGAATAGTTTTATTATTGGGATTTCTTTCAGTTGCTTATCATCATTCATAAACTCGCCCTTCTTACCGTAGTCGCAATCCTCCAAGCATATCGCCCAAAAATGACCGAGTGGTTCTTGCTCCTTAAACGTTCGCCCTATCTGTAGCTCTTTCGTCTTGAGTTTACATGCAATTCCTTTCTCCTTGTTATTAAATATTTTGAATCCCAGCCCTACTAAGATGTCCTGATAACGTTCTGCGTTCTTTTCATCACTCTGTTTTATGAGTGCTGGGTCTGCGTCTTGGCCTTCGAGTGTTTTCTGTGATTCAGTACCTAAGATGATTGCTTCATCCTCTTTTGTGAATTCTTTCTCATCTTCCCATTCTTTATCTGTTCGCTCAAGAGCGGCTTCCTCTTCTTCCGTGAATTCTGATGCGGTTTCTGGTTCTGGCATCTTAAAGTACCTCCACTTTCATCTGCTCTGTACCGTACTCTGCCGCCCACTCTTCGACAGCGGATTTGAGGTCTTCTACATCGATAGCGCGGATAGTTATTTGTAGCGTCTTTAGCGGATTGATAATCAGTTCAGGTTTCTTCTGTTCATACTTGATCTTGACGCTCTCTGCTTTGAGCACGTAATCTACTGCACAATCCTCGCAGATATGATGTATCTGCCCGCCGCTTAGATTCGCGTGCGTCAACGCTTTCTTCTTTCCACAGATCGCACAAGGCTTGTCTATCTTTGCGAGGTCTCTTACTTTCTCCGCGGAGATTTGTGTAATAACTCCTGCAGTCCAAGAATAAGGGAACATCAGTTTACCCTTTGGTGGATTAAAGTATTCTCGTTCAATGTCTGCGATTGTTTTACGCTCACCCGTCTCCGTATTTATTTCGCCATAATTGTCGCCTATGATGGTCATCTTACTCCGCCCCCACGAGTTTTATCGATATACTCTGCTTCTCTTCATAATGCGTTGCGCCCTTATTCAGCAAGTCTGCATCTGCGAATTTACGCAACTCTGGCAGATTGAACTTCGCTATGCCCTCTTCGCATTTGTCGTTCTTCAGCAGGAACTCTATCACTGCCTTCGCTGAGTCTACAATCAATGATTTCGTAGTTCTCAGCGTCACCGTTCCGAGTGCTGATTTGTAGGTCTTCTTTGCCGGATCTTCCCAAGCCGTTCTTATCTGCTCTTTGAGTCCGTTCTGCTTTGCTTCGATTTTCGCTATCCCATAAGCACTTGATCTTTCTGCTACCTCGGATGCTGCTTCTTCTGCGATAGATGCGAATGTTTTAAATTTCACGGTGAGTTTATTTATCTCCGCGTCCTCATCCATAAACATTAGCTGCCTATCCTTTTCCGCTTGCAGGTCACGATATTGCTCTATCAAGGCATCTATTTCGCCATAATTGTCACCTATGATGGTCATTATTCTTTACCTCGTAAAATTCGTATCTGCTCTTCCTTTTCGTCTCTGAATTGTCTTAACCACTCTTGCGTTCTATCATTTCCGGTCTGTATATTCCCAAATCCTGTCACAATGCTTGCATGGCATTTCGGACATTCCCACCGGTCTCCGGAAACTACGAAGTCTATATCATCTATTGCTTTGCTATCTGGATTCAGAGTGATTGGCTCTATCGGATGCCACACGGCAACCTCATTGCATGCAGGGAACATTTCAAGCCCGCATACACATACCGGTCTCATCAACATCTTCTCAGCCCCCCATCCTGTAACTCGAATACTTCACCGGTCACTGTGAAGACAACAATACTATAGCTCTCTTCGCTGCCTGCCATTCTAAGCAGGCGTGCCGCGAGCTTGCTAAGCCTGCGACCAAAACCTTTAAATACTCGTACCCCCTTTATATTATATGGGGGGAGAGTTTGTACTTTCGCCGTCATACTCCGACCCTCCATTTTTCTTTTCATTTTTCTTTCAATCCTCTTCTTATCAGCCTTGCTCCTATAGTCGCTGGCACGATTTCTCGCCCACCCTTACCTCCGCGATCTTCTATCCTTTGCTTCTCCGCTATATCCGCCATCGCTTTGAGTTTGGTTATTTCATCCCAACTCAAGCTTACCGTTACCGTTGGCATCTTAATCGTTTACCTCCTCACATTCTAAATCCTTCGCCACAAAGTAGTGTCCTTTAGTCCGTATTAACCAATCAAACGCTTCTTGTGCTTTCTCTTTCGTTTTTGCTTCTATCTCGTCCTGTATATCGATAATACATCTATATGTTGGCATCTTAATCGTCCCCCGGAAGCATAATAGTTATCACTGGCTCTGCATTGTCTCCCGGTCCGCATACTGCGTTGAGCTGCACCTTCTCCATCTTCCTCTCTTTCGTCTGGAACAGAACGCTATATGTCAAACGATCACTGGCAGCTTTTCGCGCTGCTACTGAGAACATCCAGAGCACATCCCAGAGCCGACCAGAAGCATCCTGCAATCCTTCCAATCCTTCAGGCACTTCTACCCAGCTACTCCAGAGGTTTTGAGTTATTGCCGTTGGATGCTTTATCCCCGCACACTTTGCTGCATCTGAGATGTCAATTAATACGCCGTCCTCTATTGCTTGCTTTCTTGAATATGTGCTGATTATCTCGGCACCTTCCCAAAAGGTTTCGGTTGCCATCTCACTCGCTCACCTCATTTCTTCTCTGCCAGCCAAAGTGTCTATTCATATCTACACTCTTATCCTCCCACCAATTCTCTTCCGGCTTTTTTATATCTTCTAAGCGGTCGCCGCCTCCCGCTTTTCCTTCTTCTTTCGCTTTCGCCATCGCTTTTTTACTCCGTCTTGTTATAGCTTCTTGCTATAATATATTATATAGTGATAATGAGTATATAAAGCTATCTATTTATTTCATTTCAGCACGGCATCTTTCTTCTGATTTCTTTCAGGATGCACTCACCACATAAGATTCTTCGCGGCTTCTTCGAGTAGATGAAAAGCGGCTTGTTCTCGCTGCAGTCGTTACATTCTCGGGCGCCAGCGATATACTCACGCTGCGTCACACGGTCGTACATTATCCCGACGGCTTCTTCTAAGTCGTTCATCTAAGTTCCTCGGTACTTTTCTTAGCAAATTTTAGCAATATCTCACCACAATAATCCTGACAGAATTTAAGAATGCACGTCTGCACTCTTGCACCAGGGAAAGCTATCCGTGGCAAATGCCATACCTCTTTCAATCCTTTTTCGAGATAATCGTTTGTGCGCTTCTCTCCATTGATAAGTGCTACCCAAGGCATCAAGGCTATAATATTCCCGGAAAACTGGAAACATCGTTTCAGGATATCATAACCTAACGGTGTTGGTCGAAAAGGAGGATTCATAATCACCCAATCAACAGGCGATATTTCACATAGTTCAAATCGTTTGGGTGCTAAGATCTCAGCATGAGGATATCTCCGTTTTATAGCAGCAACTAAATTGCCTTCTCCTGGTGTTGGCTCTAAAAAATGTGATGGATTTCCTTCTACTAACGAGACCATGATATCTCCAACCCATGCAGGCGTTTGGAACTCGGTTTCACTCATCTTACCGCCCTCAATTTGAATATGTTTTCGTATGATTCTCGCATTCTGTCATCTGGATGCTTTCGCGCATTGAACAGTTCCCGGTTCAGCTTTCGTTTCTTTAAGCGGTCTAAGTTCGCTAAGAACCAGCCCACCTCTTTTTCGCCTTTTAAAAAGTTGCAGTCTCTACATACGAACTCTAAATTATCTACTGTATCTGGACCGCCTTTTGATTTTGGGTATATGTGATCTATTGTAAAGCTTAACTCGGTCCCAAAGGCTATATCCATCTTCTCATCACAATAAGCGCATTTGAATCCTTTGTTTACTCTATCACTGAACTTAGTGTATAGCTCTTCTTTTGCCGGTTTATCTAATTTTAGCGGCTTTATTCTGAGGTTGAATTCTTTTAGTTGCTCTTCGTTCATCTTACGCTTTCCACAACTTCGCAAGCCAGCACACCCCCGCAGTCCAGAATACGAAAATTGCTGAGCCCAGGCAGAAAAGAAAGAGTGCTGCATCCATGTTACCGCCCTTCTATCTTCTCCCTTGCCGGGTTCACCAGATCGCCGAGCTTAACCTTTTTGATGTAGACCGTCGAAACGTTACCGCAGGTTAACTCCATCCAGCACCGTCTTGTTTTACCGTGCAGAGTTTTGGCATCTATACCGTACTGGTTCTGGTAGTGTTCGCCGTCTATTATCAGCCTCCCGTCGTAGATTTTATGCCCCGCCATTTGACGTACCCTCCCGGTTTAACATCCTCTGCTTTGTTCTGATTTATGCTTCGCTCACATTCGTTCAGATATTCCGGTATCTTCGACGGTTTTTTAAATCGCACAAGCAGCTTAATCCGTGTTGCTAAGAACTCGAAACGCTCGCTGAGTTTGCTCACATAATCCACGCAGGTCCCCAACGCGCCATAGAGCTTACCGGTTTTACTTTTCTCAGCAGCATGCTGTACTCCTTCAGCTCGTGCCTTCAGCCATTTCGACAAGATACCGTAAAGCATCTTGCGGATGGATCCCGAACTCTGCTTAGTTGAGAATACCATGCTGCCAACATGGCCTTCGTTCGTCTTTTGCCGCGCTCGTCCCGTGAAAATATAGTTCGCACCCTTCTCCTGCTTATCAGCGAGAATGATTATTTCTGTATCCCGGATGTTGCCACGCCATTCCGCATGCGAAAGGATTTTTGTACGCACCTCTTTCGCATAGCGTATCAAGCTATCCATCATCTCTTCTTTCAATTCCCGGACATGGAGGAACACCAGCCGTGCGAAATCCGCATCGCCGGTCTCCTTATTCGGGAACAACGGTACTGACACGATTCCCACCGCCACAATCGCTTCTGAATCGCCTTTCTTTCTTGGCTCAAAGTGGTTGTGAAGGTCACCGTATCGTAGAACCCAAGGGCTATTCGATCTGAACCAGCCCGAATCAAATAATTCCGTAGTGATATCGCGTATTAGATATTGCACGATATCTCTCTCGCCTTTTGTCGCCGCCATATTTTCGCTCCTTTATATTATGGTATATCATATATTAGCAGGTGACTATATAAAGCTTGCGGTTTTAGGGGTATCCAGTTAGGATATTAACATTAGAATATATTAGAAATTCTAATAGAATCCTAATAGAAATTCTATTACTTCTAATGCTCTTCTCTCTTTCCCAGAATCGCCTTCAAATCATCCCTTAGTGTTTTAAAATCGCCTTCACTAAGCAGCTTTTCGTATTTTTCCAGGAAATCTCAGATAAGCGAAGAAGATAAGCAGCTCATTCAGCGATTCGTTTTGAGCAAGATAGCGGAAGGTATATCCGAGCCGCGTATCGCTAAATATTATTCGACGCTGCGATTGCTTGCAGAACGGTTTAAGCCTTTTGAGAAGACGTTTGTGGAGCTGACGAAAGAGGACCTCATAGCGATAGCTGCGAAGATCGAGCGGACTAAGCTGAAGGCGTGGACGAAACGTGATTATAAGCTCTTCCTGAAACTTCTATACAAGTATATTGGGCGTGATGTCGATTTCATCAAGCCGAAAGATCCCGGCAACAAGCTCATCCCTGATGATCTCATAACGATAGCGGATGTGAAGCGGATGATAGATGCGGCACAGACGGACCGAGATAAGGCGTTCATCGCATGCCTGTATGACGGCTCGTTTCGGATCTCGGAACTTGGCAGCGCGGTGATCAAGGATGTGAACTTTGACGAATATGGCGCGCACCTGATGGTCAACGGGAAGACAGGCATGAGAAATACGCGACTGATTTTTTCAGTGCCTTACTTATCACGCTGGCTTGAGGTGCATCCCCTTCGCAATAACCGGGAAGCTCCATTATGGATTATGCTGGATAAGCATATTCAAATGACTTATAATGCGCTGCATCGTCAACTGCGCCGGGTAGCTGAACGTGCCGAGGTGAAACATAAGGTGAATCCACACAACTTCCGGCATTCCCGGGCGACATATTTAGCGCAGCACCTATCGGAAAGCTTATTATGCGAGTATATGGGTCTGACGCAGGGCTCGAAGATGGTCCGAACATACGTGCATCTTTCCGGCCACGATCTTGATAAGAGCCTGCTCAAGTTGTACGGGCTCGAGCATGATGAGAAGGAACAAATGAAATTGGATGTGGTTCAATGCCCGTTCTGCAGAATGATGAATACTGTAGATGCGCGAATCTGCATAAACTGTCGAAAGCCGCTCGGTGCGGAGCACGTAATAGAAAAGGAAAAGCTCGCAGAATCGTTATTTGAGGACTTGCTCGAGCTTTCATTATCCGATCCAGAGGTTGCGGATGCGGTGCGTAAATATTTCGAGAAGCGAAAAAACAAAAAAGATGTGGATTAATCTTCTTTTAGTTTTTCAATCGCGGAGAGAAG